CTACTTGACTTTGCAGGCCGTAGAGCTAAGGAAGAGGGGTGTAAATACATCTCTGCAGGACAGGGCTTTGACAAAAAACATAAATCGTTGTATAACGTATTAAATAGATTTGGATATAATAAAATAGAATCAGTAAGAAAGGAATTATAATTATGGCTACAGGAGCAGCAGCAATAGGTGCTTGGGCAACAGCAAATGCTAGTACAATAGCAGCAGTGGGAACATTAGCTTCTTCTGGTATGGGTTATGCATCATACCAATCAGGTAAAAAAGAAGCTAAATCACAAAAGAATAGAATTGCAGATGAGAGAAGAGCAGCAGAAACAAAGAGAAGTTCTCTAATCAGACAACAAAGAGCTCAACTAGGTGGTAAAGATGGCTACAGTGTCAACAACACCAGTTCAACAGGACTAACACAGCAAGGTGAGGAGACTTTAGGATAATGGAAGCTAAACAAATAATCAAAAGGTATGACTTGGCCTACGGTAAAAAAGGGATAGTCGATGCTAGATACAGAGAAGTCTTTGAATATGTTATGCCTGATAGAGATGGTTACAACCAAGACGGCTCAACAGATAAAGGATTTACTTACAAGAGAGGTAATATCTTCTCAAGTATAGGTATCAATGCGGCTAATACATTCGTTAATAGATTGCAAGGTTTATTGACTCCAATTAAAGCAAACTTTCTTGAATTAAAGGTTGGTAAGAGTGAAAACAAAGAACAGTTAGACGAAAGTCTTGAAGAAGTAGCAGAAGTAATCAATGTATTAAAGAACAAGAGTAACTTCGACCAAGAGATGGGTTCATTCTACTATGACTTAGTAGCAGGAACAGCCTGTTTATTAGTATTAAAGGGCGATGTTGACCGTAAGGTAATCTTCAGAGCTATACCAATTAAAGATATATGTATCCTTGAGGGTGTTGGTGGAGAAGTATCAGATGTATTCCGTAAGATGACAATACGTAGAGAGCTATTAAGGTATCAATGGACTGAATTAAAAGATATGGAAGTATCTAAAGACAAAGAAGATGAAGAAGCAGAGATAATAGAATGCACTCATTATTGCTATGATAAGAAGATATGGCAATATTATGTAGTAGATAGAAAGAACGATAAGACTTTAGTAGAGAGAGAATACGAAGTTAATCCATTTATAGTGTTGAGATGGGCCTCTGCTCCAGGAGAAATCTACGGTCGTGGCGTAGGACTACAAGCATTACCAGACATTAAAACTCATAATGAAATGAGAGAGAATATGCTAATAAGTGCAGCATTCAACCTTCCTACATTCTTAGCAGAGATGGACGGTATTCTTGACCCTGATGAATTCCAACTTAAACCTGGTGTAATTAACCCAGTAGCATCAACAGCATCAAATAACCCTAGTGTTATACCATTAGCAGTAAATACTCAAATGGATATAGCTAAGTTCAATATGACTGATGTAGAAACAGCTATTAAGAAAACAATGCTAGACAATGTATTACCAGATGAAGTAAGACCTGGTCTGACAGCAACAGAGGTTGTAGAGAGAGCACAAGCTCAGAATGTTAATGTAAGTAGTGTGTTTGGAAGACTAGAGAATGATTTACTATTCCCATTGACACTAAACTTAGTACATATTGCTAAACAATTCGGTGATATAGCACAAGAGTTTGACTTAGGCCTATTAAAAAACGGTACTGTAGAAGTAGTAGTAAACACTCCACTAATGAAACAGCAACAACAACAACAAGTAAGAAGTTCGGTTGCATCATTAGCTATATTGGCACAGTTTGACCCTACAGGACAAGTAATTCAAGCAGCTATTAAAATGCCAGGTTATGTAAACTGGTTATTAGACAAGATGGGATTCCCTAGTGAGTTTAATAACAGTCCTGAAAAAATGGAACAAGCTCTAATGCAACAGGCTCAAGCACAAGCACAAGCAGCTCAAGCAGAACAAGCAGCTCAAGTTGAAGGCCAAATGGCAGTAGATACAAACAAGGCAGAAGCAAATGCAGGAAATTAAAGTAATCATCAAGGACGCAGACGAAAGACGCAAGTTATTCAAAACCGTTCTTGGTAGTAAGCAAGGCCAAACATTATTGGCCTATTTAGAATATATCTACAAAGGTAAGGTAGATATGGAGAACCCTAACAATATGTATTATAAGTTAGGCCAACGAGATGCAGTAGCTCAAATCAGAGCTATTGTTGACAAACAACAAAAGGTATCCGAAGAGGAAACCAAGAAGGAGAAGTAAATGAGTGAAGAAACACCAGAAGTAGTTGAAACAACAGAAACACCTACACCTGCTGAAAATACAACACTAACAGGTGGCAAATTAGAAGCAGAAACAGTTGAAACAGAAACTAAAGAGAAAGCACCAACTAACCCAAACTTAGAATATCCAGAAGGTTTTGACGAAACAACTTATGATTTAGCTACCAAAACAGTGAAGGCTGAAGGTATCCTAGAGAGAGAAGCAGCTCTTAAGAAAGACAGAGATAACTTCAAGAAACAAGCTCAAGATATGAGAAAGATTATATCTAAAGGTAAAGCCAAAGAAACAGCAGATGAGTATATAGATGCTTATGTTCCACAAGAGGGCTATGAAGACTTCTATAACTTTGAAGATGGAGCTAACCCAGAGGTTAAAGCAGGCTTTGACAAACTAACTAAAGTCGCAACAGAGCAAGCATTGAATGTAGAACAGCATAGGGCCGTTACTGATTTAATGAATGAACTTATGGCAGATGCTGGAGTATTCGATACTAGAACAGCAGAACAAAAAGAAATACAACAAAAAGACTGGCTAAGAGAAGAAAATAAGAAACTTCACAAAGACCCAGTAGAAGCAGTAAGAATCATCAATCAAACAGTTGATTGGGTACAAGGTATGAATGTATTTAGTGACTCTGAGAAAGAAGTTCTTGGTAAAGTAATGGACTCAGGAGCAGAGGGGGTTGCTATTATCAACAAGTTTAGAGGAATGTTTGGTGGGCGAGGAAAAGATATGCCTACTGTTGAAGTATCAGGAAGTGGACTATCTAGTGATTTATCATTAGCTACAGAGTATAATAAATCTAGTACAACACAGGCAAGGCGTATAGAGATAATGGAACAGAGAAGAGCCGCAGGACGACGAGGCGGACTACCATTAGTAAGATAACTAAGAGCCTCTTTGGAGGCTTTTTTTATGTAACTTGACAATATAATACAGTTATGTTATAAATAACACAGATAGTGAGAAACCTTGATTTCTTAGGCTTATCTCGAAAGAGACCCTTTATACAGATGACAGCTTATTTTGAACCATCAATTCGATTTAACAATTAACAAATATAAAGGAGACATTATTATGTCAACACAAATTGATGCAGTATTCGTAGATTGGTTTGACGCAGAAGTTAAACGTTCATACGGAGATAGCAGAGCACTAAAAGGTAAATGTTATGAAAAAACAGTTACAGGAGTAAAAGCTTACTTCAACAAAAAAGGCAAAGGATTAGCAACAAAACATAACTCAGGTTCAGAAGTAACATATATGAATACCGATTTCTCAAGAGTATCTTGTGATTTAGCAGGATATGAAGCATTTGATTCAGCTGACATCTTTGACGCTAAAAACCTTAATTTCACAGAAGTAACAGAACTAGCAGAAGTATGTGGAGATGCTATTGGACTTAGACAAGATCAAGTAATTATTGACGCCATCACAGCTGGTAGAGAAACATCAGACGCAACATACACAGTAGGAACAGTTGGAGCTAGTTTAACAGTTGCAACATTACTTGCAGGTAAAAAACGTCTTGATAAAAACGGAGTTCCTTCAACAGACAGATATATGATTCACGATGCGAACCAACTATCTGACCTTTTGAACACTACTCAAATCACTTCATCTGACTACAACTCAGTTCAAGCATTGGTTCACGGTAACGTTAACTCATTCTTGGGTATGGAGTTCACAATGATTGCAGACAGACAAGAAGGTGGATTACCTAATCCAGGGGCTACATCTGTTCGTGGTTATATGTATCACAAACGTTCAGTTGGTTTTGCAGAAAATATGGCGATGATATCAAGTATGGACTGGATTGCTAAAGAACAAGCATATATGGTTGGAGCTAAGTTCCAAGCAGGTGCAGTTGTAATTGATAAAACTGGTATCGTATCAGTTCAATCATTAACATCATAGAAAGGGGCTAAATTATGGCTTTTACAATAAAAAACATATCTTCAATTACTAACAACAAAAACTTAGTAGCAGGAGGTGGTATTC